TAGATCAATATGTGGGATAAAACCGTATGTAAGAGCTACCACAAATCCTGACGCAAATTCTTGGGTTGCTAAATTAATATCGTGGTGGATTGGTGATGACGGATTTCCTATTCCAAATAGATCAGGAGTCATACGTTGGTTCGTTCGGATTAATGACGAATTGGTATGGGGCAACACAAAAGAAGAATTGATATTAAAACACCCAGAATCAATTCCCAAATCATTTACCTTTGTCGCTGCAAAACTAGAAGATAATAAAATTCTTGAACAAAAAGATCCAGGATACAGAGGGAACTTAATGTCTTTACCATTGGTTGAAAGAGAACGTCTACTTGGTGGAAATTGGAAAATCCGCCATGCTGCAGGGATGTATTATCGTAGGGAATGGTTTGAAATTGTGGACAAAGCACCAAAAGGTGAGAGTATACGATATTGGGACACGGCGGCAACAGAACCAACTGCATCAAATAAAAACCCGGATTGGACCGCTGGGTTGAAACTTGTGGAAAGTGGGAATATAACATATGTATTGGATCTCAGACATGTTCAAAAGAAATCAGCCGGTGTAGAAGAATTGATAAATCATACTGCTTCAGTGGATGGGGTAAATACAAAAATTGTGATGGAACAAGAACCAGGTGGATCAGGAAAAACAGTGATTGATCATTATGCTATATTGCTGAAACGGTATATATTCCATGGCGTCCCATCTACTAAGGCGAAAGAAACGAGGGCAGGCCCATCAAGCGCAGCAGCAGAAAACGGTCTTGTAAAACTTGTTCGTGGTGATTGGAACACTGCTTTTTTGGATGAGCTTGAAGCATTTCCTGAAGGTGCGCATGATGATATTGTAGATGCATTTAGCGGCGCATTTAACGTATTGGATATTAAACATAGACAAATAAAATCAATCCCAACATCCGCCGGCGGCTCTGTCAATGGACGATTAAGAGCATAAACGTTAAATATTATCATGATAATACACATACTATTATGAACGATTTTAAAACATATGAATGTAAACAATGTGGCCATGAATGGATACCACGGGTTAAAAGACCGGTTGCATGTCCTAGATGTCATAGTGTTAAGTGGGATACGGAGCCGAAATAATGGCAGCAATATCAGATACGTCTATTGTATTTAAATGTAATAACTGTAACTGTATATCAAATGTAATACATGAAATTAAAACAGACGTTGAAAAAATAGAAAAGTGGAATCAGAACCACATAAAAAGGTTAGAATTGCGAGTTGAACAAGAAACAGTTCTCAATGAATTTAATACGATTGCTGAAGAGCATAATTCACATTGGTATAACTTTTCATCAAAGTGGCATGTTTTACCAAGACCTGGTAGTGATTTTTTGGATATAGTAGATTTCACCAAAAATAAGCCTGTAAAATCAGTTCCATATGATTCTTCTGTTATGGGTGTATGGTTAGATTTCATTCATAGAAAACCAGTGTTTAATTATATAGAGTGTCCCGTGTGTCACTGTAAAAATTATATGAATCGGTGTTGATAATTATATGAAATATATATTTTGTAAAATATGCCACAGTGTCGTACAATTAACAGAAAAGTTTAGACGTTGTCGGTGTGGTAATGCGATTGGTAAATATCTATCTGACGATTCAACAGTTGAGGTTGCTTTTTATTATTCGGATTATGGTTTTGTTGGTGGTATTTCAAATAGATATTTTCAATGTGATGAGCCGTATATCCCATCGAAAGATGGTGGATATTTCGCAAAACAAAGTTCTGCTATAACTAAAATACCATTGAATGGGGAGGATAATGATGTAATTGTTAGGGATTGGAAACCGTTTTTTATAAAAAATGATATATTTAGAATTAGATATATTATATTCAAGTCTTGGTTAGATAACTCTGGATTAAAACACGCTTTAAAACTTAGACAAAAATACAGTAGGCACATATCAAAAGGAGACGAAGTTGATTTTATAAGTTTATATAGTGGAAAAACATATCGTATTGGAATTAGTGGCCTTGGATCAGAATATGGTACTGCATATGTAAATGAAATAATAGATGGTGAATCGTATACAAGGAATGCTGGTTTGATAACGACAAAAGAATTTTATACGCCGCTTGAGATATTTGAATTACAACATATTGAGTACATATGGAATGGTAGTGAATGGGTGAGGGAATGAATGACAATGATAGTTTTGAATAAAAGAACTGCAAACGTGAATAAGCCGCATTGGATGAATAATCCACCATTTATGGGACACAAATTAAATGAATTGTTGGTTGAATCTGAAACGATTGGTAGACACATTCATAAAATCACAATTGAAGTTGGTAAATTAACACAAATAGAATATTTCATTGTCCCGGGTCGGTGGATTGATAGATTATATGATAATGGTTTTTTGAGGAGAGATACATTATGATTCCAAAATGTCAAATTCAAAAATATATATGTCAAATTGAACTTGAAATATCAGATGGTATTTGTTCTACCGATGCAGAGAGCAGAGTACAATATTATGGCATGCTGTATGGAATCAAGATCGCAAATGGTGTTAAGGAATACCCTATAAAATCTGGTGTTATTGAGATAACCGATGAGTTTAAAAGAGGAATACTAAAAGGTTTACATAGAGTATTATGGTGTACAACAAAAAAAGAGCAAACAACAAAAGAACGTTATGAAGACGGTGAGGAAGCTTTAATTGCGTCTTATTACGAAGACCAATGTGTATCAAATTATGTTGATGTGTTTAAACACAAATTGGA